AAGAATGATATCTTCCATGACATCGACGAGTTGCTCATCAGTCAGTGAATCAATCTCTTCTCCAAGAGTTTCTAACTCGGCAAAGTCTGCTTCTGAGAATGCAAATGCTTCTTTACGAGCGGCACGTTTCTCATCACGCTCTTTCTTAGCGCGGTCAATAGCCATTTCCTTACCACCAGCACCATAGTATGTGGCAAGAGTGCGGCGATCCTTACGACGCTCTGCAGCATTTCTACCACCACTATCAGCAGTAGAATTGCGGTCTACAGAAGACTTAGATCCAGTGAATTTTCCTTCACCAAGAACCTCAGCATTCTTATCGTAATTTACGAAGTGCTCGTGATGACCTTCCTCTAGAATCTCAAGATCTCCGACAGGGACGTTCTCGTAGATATACTCATCATCTTCAATATCGTAATGAGTTACTGTACCATCTTCCAGCAGGGTATGTGCTTCAGGAATGACAGTATACTCTTTACCTTCATACTTGACAAGTTTGGCGCAGTCGTGCCCTTTAGGTTTCTTCTTTCCGCCTTGCTCGTCCTTCCCCTTAGCACCAGTAATAATATCTGCCTTGGTTACTTTATCGTAGGGGACAGCATTGTTGGCAAGATTGCCATCGTTATTTTTCTTTTCATATACTTGTCTGAGAGCATCAGACATATCAGGAAGTTCGTTGAGGTTCATGTTACTAAGCGTCCTTGTCCTTTTTATTTATCTTACGAATGAATTCACCTGGAGTAAGTTTTCTCATATAGTTAGCAAGTTTATCCGTACCCATCTCTCCAGCAGGTGTAAAGTTAAAGAATTTAATATCATTCCTTTCAACTAAGTCCTTTAACCAACAGCGAAATACAGTTTCCCTTTCATCAATACAAATAATATAATTAGCACCTCTACTGACAACTTTACCAATAACACCAGTGTTCACATTTTCAACAAACGTTCCTACTTCAAACATTTTATTGTCAAAGTATGCTTCACGCATACCCTGAAGATCTAATCTAGGTGCAATCTCATGTAACTGGAATGATGCATCAGCAAAGTCTCCATACTCTTCAACTTTCATTGCTTGTCGCAATGTCAAGAATAATTTTTCAGAACCATCCTTACCAAGACCTTCTGGAACACCTTGACTAAATGAATCGAAGTCATCTTCTGCTGCTGCCTTACGCATCTTAGATGCAGACATACCTTCTACACCTTCAGCATCAGGATCTCTTTCTCCTGCAGAGGTTACTTTGATTTCGTCGAATGAGTATAGTTCTCCGTTGTATTTCTGTGCGAGACTGTTGAACTCACTAACCCTGTCACCTCCCACCACAATGTTAACGCTGCTATACCCGTCAGTATCGAGTGCGGTAAGAACATCAAAGATAGTACGCATGTCCCCATTGTCAACAATCGCGTTCGCGTGATCTGGATATGCCAACCGCATATATTTAATTTTAGTGCCTGCGTCAAGGGGATTCTTTTTAGGATCCTCCGACCTTGAGGGGTATATTCTATACTCTCCTCCATTTGCCTTTGCCTCTCTAGCTACTTTTGCTAGAAGTTTCTCATGCCCAACCGTAGGTGGATTAAATCTTCCAAATGTAATAGATATTGTGCCTTGATCGACCGCACCCGAGCCGTCTCCAGTTTCTTCCTCTCCATTGGATTGTGTCGGGGTGATGTCATCGCCAGGTTTTAATTGTACTAGTTTTCCATCCTTAGACATGTGGGTTACATTCCCGCTAGGGTCTGCGTATCTACCGTAACCTACATGCTTAAGTTTTAATGTTTGTGCAGTTTTTGCTGCAAATGATTTTTCGGCTTCAATTAGAAAAGCACTGAACTTTTTCATTCTACCAATTTTTATTTAAGTTGAAGTTTGCTTTACTAAAAGTCAGTCTATCTACGAGTTTGTATGGGTTGCTTGAGGGAATAACAAACCCTTCATGTGAAGAAGGATTACCGTCAATGAAACATTCAACATTTTCATTAGTCACAACCGCATCAAGTAGACGCTGTTTCAGTTGGAAGATTTTATGCCACACCTTAAAGGTGGTCAGATTAACCTCACCCTTATATTTAGCATTGAAGACATTGAACATCAATTCAGCACTGGGTATCTTACCCATACGAATGAATGTATTGACATGCTTCTTGAGTTCTGCACTATTAGAAACCTTACAGAAAGGAATCAGAGCAACAATCTCCGCAGCAAGTCTTACTGCAGACCACTCACCAACAGTTGCATCATTAGTATCAACGAAATGAACACTATCGGTAGACTGTAGAGTGACACCAATACTTGCCTCTGCAGTAGGTGACACCTCAGTGTATGACGTATGTGGTGCTAGAATAATTTGTTGAACAACCGAATAGGAAAAGCGATACTCCACAGTATTAGGGGTATAAACACTGCCGCCACCGACACCGATCCAATCAGCTTGGACAATACCACTGATACGAGGAAGATGACGCAAACATAAACGAAGGATATCTGCAACGTTCCCTTTATGATTCGTCTCAATGTCCTCATAGGTGTAGTTGATTAGAACTTTCTTTTTGTTGAATACAGACTTGGTGCCCACAAAGAACTGACCATTGGCGGGGTTAGTACCGAACACGATAGCAGGAGCACCGTCCCACTTGACACTGACCTTCTTGACAGTCAGTGCTTCCTTGACAGCAGCAAGAGCAACCCGACGACCATCAAAGATGGAATCCTCTAGGTGCTCAAGGTGTTTGTTTGGCATTCGTCCTTTGTCTATACACATATTATAGCATGGCAGAAGGCAGTCGCAACCAGAGGTGTGACAGTTCTTAGGGTGTCACCAGCGTTCGATCTTATTCTTTTTCACATATGCTTTATATAAATCCGAGAACCCATTCTTCTTTGTACTCATGAATACCTGGAACTGAGGTTCAGATGTCAATGCTCCCTTGTATCTTACTTCTAACATTACAATACTGTGCTCTTTTCCCTTAGGTCCAATTGCCATCTCATAAAAAAGTTTTGCAGCAGTAGCACCTTCTTCAAATGCCATCTTCTTTGCATCTGAAGTATTAGTCCTATTTGGAATCAGTCGGAACTTAGTATTATCAGAGTCTCCAAAGATTAGACGAAATACTTCAGAAGTAGTTCTACCTTCTTTCTCACTAGGTGGTGATACTTCTAAAACTTTACCATCCTTATAGTCACCACGTCCAGTAATTAAACTGAAATGGAATGAAGCATCTTGCACATATGTTTGTAAGTTAATTTTAAAGATAGTATCTAGAAACTCTTCAAAGAACTCTTTATCATTATCAAATTTCATAAATGCCTTATGCATTTCTTCAAAATAGATATTCTTATTGGGTTGGTATTTACCACGTCCCGTTAGCATCTCAGCCTTCTCGTTCGTATCAGTGAAAAGATTGTTTGCATTTTTCAATACTTCTTTAATTGGCATACTATCAATCTTCTTATTCTTGATAGATGTTGTTCCTGTTTTAATTTTTAAAGCACCAACAAAAAATTTCTTCTTAGCATCCTCAACTTTCTTTACATCAGCAGGTTTCATTTTCTTCTCAATAAATCCCTTTGAACCAAATGCAGGTTTGTTTAATAGTGTTGGTTCTGGATCTTTGATACCTGCTTTCTTAAGTGACAATCCCCAGTAATGGGTAGCACCATCCTTTCCAGCAGTAGTAAATTTTACAATGATATCAGAAGAGTTGTAATTTTTAATCGTGCTTGGTCCAACATCATATTTTTTAATCTCCTGTGCCCACTTTGTTCCTGTCTGCCAAACTGCATCTACCTTAGCATTACCAATTAAATCAATCACATAGTTTGATACAGAGACTGCCTTTGCTAAGTTAATAAGATCAGGTTCTTGTTTAGTCTTAGGGTCAATATAAAATCCTGATAATCCTGCAGCACCAACAATCTTAGGTGCTATTGTTACCAACTTATCTACAATTGCTTTGTATGCACCATATCTTTCACCATCTTTCTTGCCATTAATACCATTGAGATCAACCTTCGTTTTTGAAAGAATCAAACATGCAGTCATCAGTTCATGAGGATCTTCTCTCTTACCACCAGCACCATTAGAAAGACCTTTAGATGCAAATATAATCCTGATAGTGGGTTTTTTTCCTTCCCTAGCGCCACTGATAACATAGGATTGTAATCCAGACAAACTACCAATAACTTTTTCTTCAAAGCTCCACTCCCATACTCCTTCGAGTTTTAGAACTTCTCGAATATTAGTAATAATATTTTCTTGATTCTCTTCAACAAATTCTTTAATCTTTCCACGTAACCAATTTCTTTCGGTCTTTACTTTGATGCGTGGAATCAAACCTAGCGTACTGCCAGAAGGCATCTTCACCATTTCTGTAGATGTTGAATCCCAAGTATCAATCTCTTTATCTCCAGATGCAGATACAGATTTGAAAAATTTTTCAAGACTATAAGAATCCTTAAAGACCTTACCTAAGTTGTCTTTGAGATCTGATGCGACTGTCATTCTACTCTTCTAAGTCTTCCAGACTATTTAGATACTGCTTTTCGTTTTGATAGATTTTTTCCTGTCCTGTCCATAGTTTATAACCTTGGACAACTTCAGGCAATAACCATTGGTCCACACGAACACACTGCTCCCAGTTGACAGGGTGAGCACAACTCACCACTACAACAGAAACGAATGCTCGTATGTGAATCCAAAGGCTATACATCAGACGTCGTTAAACTCTTCTGGGGGAAACTCAATTACAAATCTATCAGATCGGTTTCCTTCAGGATCCCAATAATGAGTTCTATACCATTTGCCACTTAGACATTGACAAATGTTATTCAGTTGTATCTGTACTACTGTCTGACGAAACTTCCTCTTCTGTTGAGGTGTCTCTGGTTGTCGTTGCGGTAGTTGGGGTTCCATGATGTGGTGCGTGCTCCCTATCCATAGGTTGTGATTTTGTGTCGTCGTTTCGTGAGAGGTTCTTGATAACAATGAATGCATCTTTGTTATACTTACGATCCCCATATTGGGCTGCCCACTTCTTGTTGTAGTTTTCACCTTGGTAGATACCAGATACCTGTGTACCACCAATCTCGATTACAATATTGTCATCTCTGACATTCCAACCGAGAGTTGCAATCTGATTCCAAAGATCATCTTGTGTAAAATTCATCGTCCAAACCTCTTATCCATTTTTAGTTTGACATAATACATTCCTAAGATCCAGACGGAGAAGAAGAACCCCTCCACATAACTCATAGAATGCCAAGCGTGTACTGCACCATCCATCAGAGATCTCCTTTCTTACGGTTTTCAGAATAATGAACATCAAACTCACCACCAGGGTAGCGTGCTTTTAGTTTCTCTACATTCATTTCAATAATTTCTTCAGGAGAAACATCAAGTGCCAGACATGCTTGCATGAAGTACCACATAATGTCACCTAGTTCACGCTTCATATGATAGAAGTTTTCTTCACTAGCAGGTTTCCCTTGGAAGACCATCTTCTTTACAATCTCAGTAAACTCGCCAGACTCTGCACAAAGACCTACAGAAGCAGTAAGCAGTCGCTCGGTTGGAACTCCGTCTTCTGCAAGTTCAAAGATTCGGTTGGCAAAGTCAGTATAATTTTTACTCTCTTGCGACGTGACCGCCGATACAAATTGGGCATACTTAATAAAATCAATCATACTTAAGATCTTGGAATGTTTTTTTGGAAGTGAACTTTTTAACTAAATCAATCTGTTGGGTTTCGGTTCCTTGTCCAGAGTCAACAAGGTCGTCTTGTGCAGATTCCTCAACATCATACAACTTCATCTTCGCTCTGTCAATACCTATACAGAATCTCTTAAATGAGTTCGTATCATTGTATCTATTCTTCAACTGCTTGACCATAATCTGGTTCATTCCCTCCAACTCTTCTGTAGAAATAAGGGCGAACATAAGATCAGCAGTAGCAGGGAGACCAAAGGATTCAGAAGTATCAGTAAGGTCAACATCAGTGCTACCAAAACCTGAACGAGTGGTCTGCGTAGCAGAGATGATAGGAACATCGCACTCACAAGCAAAACCCCTAAGTTCTTCTGCGATTGCTTTGACGTAGGTGTAGGAGTTGACGATGCTTCCTTTATACCTCTGGGAAGCACATATGTTAAGGTAATCAATAAAGATAATATCGGGTTTAATGCTCCGCTTAAGAGCAAGATCACTAACAAGAGATTTAAAATGTCCCACATGTGCAGATGCCGTAGGGTATTCTTTGATGATTAACTTGCCTTGAGTTTTCTTAGCAAGACTTGCAATCTTCTTATCGAACATTACTTTCGGAAGATCACCGAGTTGTTGGATTGGAATGTTGAGAAGATTTGCGTCAATGCGTTCAGCAATCTTCTCTTCTGCCATCTCCAATGTGATGTATAAGACATTCTTGCCTTGTAGTAATGCTCCAGCAGCAACATGACACATAAACAAACTCTTACCTACACCAGTACCAGCTAGTGCAATATTAAGAGTCTTGTTAGGTAGTCCACCCTTTGTGATTTTGTTGAAGAGCGAGAGATCAAAAGGTATCTTATTTTCTTTGCGATGATAGAATTCATAGCGTTCTTCTGCATCCGAGACATAATCATGTCCTACATGTTGATCGAACGATACTCCAAGTGCTTCCGAAAGAATAGAAGGAATAGCACCCTTATCTTTCTTGGCGTCTTGTCCGTCAGCAATCTTGACACTCTCCATAAGAGATAGGTAGATCGCACGCTCTTGACACCACTTTTCTGTAGTATCAACGAGCCAATCGTGGTCTGCGGGATCATCGGAAAGGACATTCAATACCTGAATAATTTCTTTGAACTGGTCTTCAGTGAGGTCAGTTCGTTCCTGACATTCTATACCAATTGCATTCAGACTGGGGCACGCATCATATTGACTAATG